CATGATTCCTGATCCTAATTGTTGAGCTGCTTGTAATGGTTGATTTGCTACAGCTTGTGCTTGTTGTTGTTGAGCTGACAACTGAGCTTGTTGTTGTGCTTGTTGTTGTGCACCAAGTGTTGACAACGCTCCAATCTGTTGACCTAACAATGCAGGAGTTGCTTGAGCTAATCCCATTTGGTTCATGAAGTTTTGTTGTGCTGCTTGTTGTGCTTGACCAAAACCTTGACCTAATAATTGTGCTTGTAATGCTGCTCTGTTTCTAGCTTGATTAGATAAAAATTCTGCTTGTTGAACGCCTTCTCTACCACCACCAAAAGCACCTGCTTGAATAGCTTGTGCTTTTAACGCAGGTATACCAGCGGCTGTTTGTCTATCAAATTCTGTTAATGTTGTATCAATAATATCCTTTTGAAAAGGAGACATAAACTGTTGATATGCAGTTGGACCAGTGCTTGCTGCTGCAGTTTGTAAGAAAGGTTGAAAACCACCTAGTCCACTTGCTAATTGTTCTGCTTGTGTTTGTAGTGCACCTGGTCCAGCTACAAATTGTGGACCAAATAATTGAGTAAGGTCTTGATCTTTGTAATCACCAATTGCTGATGTAAGTTCTGTTAAATATGGTTTTGCTGCCGCTTCAATAAACGGAGCCGGTTGATTTATTTGTGTTATTGTATCTGTAGCCATTATACTCTTCCTCCGTTTTCTAATGTTTTCATCATAGCGTACATACGTTCTGCACCCTTATCGACGTCACCGTCTCCAAATTCTCTTACAGCGTCTGCTGTCATTACAAATTCGTTATTTGATAACATTGCAGGAATGTCATCTGCCTTTTCTTTTACACCAACTGGAGGAATAAATCCACCTGTTTCTCTAAGATCTAATTCTGTTATACCTGCAGGATTTTGATTTAATGGTAGACCCTCGATGCCTGCTGCCTGCATAGCATTTTGTTCTGCAGTATCTCCTCTAGCATAACCTATTCTGCCACCATCTGCTCTGTAGTATCCTGGATAATTCTGATTAATGTATTGTTCTACAAGAAGATCTATTTCGCCTGGTTCATACCCTAAATTTTCATAATTTTTTTCTAAACCAGATATAACTTCATCTATCTCTGCTCTACTTCTACCTTTTATTTTTTCTTCAGGTTGAGGTAATTTTGATCTTTGAAGATAATCTAAACCACCACCTACTAAAGAACCTACACCTACATCAAGAAGTGTATCACCTATTTTACCCATTCCTTTTTTAAGAGCTTCACTACTTAAAATACCACTTATCTTATCTCCAAAAATTGATCCTAAAGTTTTATCACCAAAAGGTATTTGAGATCCAAAATACAGAGCTGCTGCTGGAAGAGCAAATTTCTTTACACTTTTAGCAACTTTTTTAAAAGGTTTTGTAATAGATTTTACCAGGCTTCCTAAGCCATACATTTGTCTACCCATCATTGCTTGTTGTATTGGTGATCCCATTCCGCCAGGTAAATTAAATCCTGTTGTTTTTAAATAATCTCTAAATGCTCCAGCACTACCAGTGTCACCAAATGTTACACTACCTCCACCTGGAAGTCCTACGGAACTCAAAGCTTGTCCTCCAAATCCAAACGACGTTTCGTTGTTTTTTAAGTATTCATCAAAACCAGATCTAAATTGTTCTGGAATTTGACCTAACTTTCCTATCTGCAATGGATCTTGTCCTTGATTATCTATTTTGCCTGGTCCTAAAAGTCTTCCATCAAATAAAGGATTCTTACCAAAAAAAGGATCTGGTGTTTGCACACTAGTAGCCAAAGTTCCACCACCTGAACCTAAACTAGATTCAGCTGATTCTAATCTTTGATTAATACCTTCTAACATTTGTTCTGCAGAAGAAACACCACTACCTAACTGATTTAGTCTAGGCATGATACCGCCTTCCTGATACATTTGTCTTGGTTGTTGCATACGTGATATTGTCATATTTTAATTAAACTAGTTTAGGGCAGGTATATTTCCTGTAGTATTGCAGTTTATTTGATTTTTTCACCATCGTCAACACGTTTTGCATGTTCCAATAGATCAAAGAATCGACCACAATATTGATGATCACCAACGTGAGTAATATAGTCCAATGCATAGATATAGACCTCTCCACCCATATCTGTCCATCTTTGACAAAAACCAAAGTCTTCACCAAAGTATCTTTTAGATTCTACATCATGAAGGGTATCAAACAAGTTGTAAAAGTTTTCTTTTTTAACTTCTTTACCATTAATTACAGTGGGTTGATATATCTCTAATTCAGGGTGATGTTTAATCATCTTTTCAATAACAGATCGTTTTATTAACATACATCCTGTAGGAGCATGAGTTACCTTTATAACACCATGTTTCATTTCTAATTCGTTCTTACCAATCTTAATAGGAAATACATGTGCGGCTCTTAGTACATCATCTTTTGTTTTAACAATGTCTGTCTCTTTCATCTTCTTCCACATCTTATCAAGATCAAATGTCTTCATTGGGTATGGACAAGAGATAACATCTTTATCTGCACCTATCATTTTATAAATAGTCTTAGGATTAAAATCTATATCTGAATCTATAAATAAAAGATAGTCGTAATGGTCTTTGTGATTTAAAAACTCTGCAACACAAAGGTTTCTACCTTGTGTAACAAGTGATGATTTAAGTAATGTAAAGCTAACAAGAATACCTTGTTGCATGCATTCTAATTGAAACTTTAACACAGCCTGACAATAATGCATAGACACATCGCTATGACATGGAGTAGCTACCATGATCTTTGCTTTTGGTCGATCTAACATTTCATTTATGTTTATAGTTCTTACAGAATCTACCTGTTCTATTTTTTCTGTTTGATATGTATCTGCGTTTGCGTTTGTTTTCTTTTGTTCAGAAAACCATATTGGATCATTGTTTTGCATTTATAGCCCCCATTAAAAATCTAGTCCAAGCTTGTCCTTTTACATTCCAATCGTAAAACCTGTTTACATAGTTTTGTTGCATTTTTAAATGTTGATTTATTCCATCTGTGTCTAACATATCTGCAGCTGCTTCTATTCCTGCAGCAAACTTTCTAGCTAAACTTTTATAGTCATTTGAATATGGCACATACATTGGAAACTCTGCACCTGTTTCATACAAGGCACCATAATTAGTTGTGATACAATACAAACCTGCAGACATAGATTCTAATAAAGATATACAAGACGTCTCTTCCCAAATACTAGGGTACGCAAAGATTCTATAATCTTTTAAATGTTTTTTTATATATTCATTTGGTTTGTAACCGATGTAATTTACATTAGGTAATTGTTCTGCTTGTTCATACAAAGCTTTATATTGATGATCATTTTGTTCAAAAAAACTTTGACCATATACTTCACAAGATGAATACACATCTAAAGTAATTAAAGGATTTTTAACTAATTGCATTGCACCTAACAATACAGATAATCCTCTCCATGGCGTGCAGTGATGTATAATTTTTATTGGATCACCTTTTTTATATATAGTGGATATAGGTTCTACATTCTCAATACCGTTTTTAATTACAACACATTTCTCTCTAGGTAAATCAAAGTGTTTAGTAAATTGTTCAAAGTTCCAATTAGAATTAAATACATACCAATCATATTTATTGTGATTAGATTTATCTTTAAACCACGGGTGTAAATTAGGTTGATCCCAAGAATTTTTTTGCCAAAGTATATTTATCTTTGTTGGATCTAATGGTGTTTTTTCTGGTACGGATGTACAAATTTTTACTTGATTAAGTAAGCTATGTTCAACATGATTTCTTAAATATTCAAATTGTAACTCTGTACCACCTCTAGGGTTTTGGTTTCTTATTTTCATTCATCACTTTCTGAAATACTTGTAGACCTTTATTAGTAACTTGAACTGTAACATCTTGTACGATATCAGGTCCCTCTACTTTTTCTTTATGCACTTCTCCTGTCTTAGTATTTCTATATGTTGTTATAGTTGTACATTCTATTTTTGGTAACTCATCATGTGTGTGAGGAACATCTCCTCCTTCATGAGAATGAGTAATTCCATTATCATGAGTATGTTCTATTTTATCTTTATCCATTTTCTTGCGATCTATCTATTAAAGCATAACTTATCAGGCCTTGTATCTTATTACTACCTGTAGCTGCTTGCACAGTTATAGCATCTCCTGCTTCTAAATTCAAGCCTTGAGGTGCAGCATTTACTTGTTCTTTAGCCGCTACGTCATCTCTAAAAAATTCATATTCAGCGCTCGAATCTGATGAGTCAACAAAATTCATGTTAACTAAGATAGCTGATGATGCATCATTATTTACACAATAAATACTTTTAACTATAGCTGTTCCATCACTAGGACATGTGAACACTGTAGTTTTTCCTGTGCCAGATTGTTTAAAACCTTGATTCTTGTATCTTATTGTCATGATAAAAAATAATTAAAAGCTTCTTGTTCGTTTTTTAAATCTTGTTGAAAAGAAAAGTTAAGTTGATTTTTTACAGTATCCAATGCTTCTAAAACTTGTCTTTGATTAGATACATCATACTCTTCTTTTGGTTCAGGTATATTAACTGATATCTTAGCCATTATAAACCGTATGCTCTTCTTTTTCCATCACTTACTCGGCTGGCAGTTCTAGCTATGTTTTGTTTTTGATTTGTTTCTTGAAAACCACCGCCTCTCTCTGCAGCTTCTTGTAATTGTTTTTGAATAGGAGCTAATCTTTCAGCTTCTCTTCTTGCTTGTTTTTTTCCAAAATATTCCATTAAAGTTTTTGATTGTCCAAAATCTGTGTTACGTAATCTTTGATTAACTCCAGATAATGATTCTAAACCACGTCTTACTAAATTAAATGGTGTTGGAAGATTACTTAAAAACTGAAATAGTCTTGCAATACCTGTAGGTGATTGTTTTAATTCACCTTCTGCAAACTCTGGTATTGCAGATGCTTCTAGATCATCGTCTTCTACTCTTCTGACAATATTATTTACAGTATCTTGAGTATCATCATCAATATCTGTTTCTTTTGTTATACCTTCAAATCTTTCAAAGTCAGGTGCTTGAGTCATGACACCCATAGGTGCTACAGTGTTTGCAAATTTATTAAGATCTAAAGAATTTATAATTCCTACTCTTGGATTAAAACCCTCAAATCTTCCAACTCTATCTGAATCAGCATACCTACCACCACTATAAAGTGGTAGTCCTTTATTAACTGTTTTAAAATCCGATCTAAGTTTTAAATCATCATAAAATTTACCACCTGGACTAAACATATCTGGGTTGTCCTCTAAATAACTTGGATATAATGTATTAAATGAATAACCAGGGGTCATTGCTTTAAGTGGATTGTAAGTCAGCACATTAGGCATTGGATCTTGATAAAGACCTTCATAATTAATTTGAGGATTTTTTGATGCTTTTATCACATCTATTAAATCGTATATACCATTACCTAAATATGCCATTATCTTCTACCGTCCGGTTGTGCGTCAAGTCTCAGAGTTCCATATCTCCAAGTCTCGCCTGTGCTATCATTTTCTATTTTTAATGCTACAAGTCTTCCTCGTGCTCTAGTATCTATCTTATCAGTGGATGATGTAATTGTAAAGGGACCAAGAGGTGAGCTTGCAGCTGTGTTGTTTGGATAGTCATTTAACAACAGTGTAATCTTTGAGTTACCTGTAAGAACTTTAAAATCTGGTATAAATCTTTTAACAGACATAAAGAACTCACCATCTCCTCTGTAATCTGCAAGACCGGTTGATCCTCCTAGTGCACTTGTTCTTTGTGTAATATCAAAGTCTCCAGATTTAATAAATGCTGCAATCGCTGTTGTGCCAGATGAATTTACTTGGTCTGTTCCTACTTCATGAGCATAGTATGTTGATGCTCCATAAGTATTGGTGATTCCTAATATATCAGCAAATACTGGTGTTGCAGTTGAATTATACTCTGTTGCATAAGGCACGTTAAATACTCCAGTATCAACGTAAGTAGTTCTTGCTAATGATGAAGTTGTCCAAACATTTTCAGAATAATTATACGTTACACATCGATCAATCTGGTCTGATCCATCTTTTGGATAAAACCAATTTACTTCTCCATAAAGTGTATTGTGTTCTGCATAGATAACATCATTTGCATTAAAGTTTAAACCTAGATTATCTCCTGTTGTTGTAAATACAAAATCTTCAACAAGACATGGTAATGATTTTACAGTACCATCAAACAAAAAGAAACCACCCTCACCTGACATCCAAAATACTTTACCATCAGAATAAGTTAATGCATGTTGTCCAATCAATCCACAGTTTGTACCAATCTGTCTAACACTAAATGTAAATGGTGGACCAACAAATTGAATTAAATATGCAGAGCTATCTGTTAAAACTAAAGTATAATCTTTACCAGATACAGCTCCTACAATTTTATTTCCTTTATCTAATCTAAATGTGCCTGCAGTGTTAGTGGCCGTAGGTGCGTATGTATTTAAATCTTCTTGATTAGAAAATCTAATAAACATTGGATCTTGAGTTGTAGGATCACCAATAGTTGTTTCGGTTCCAAAATGAAATAAATGTCTATCTCTGTCAGACACTTGTGTTAATCTTGATGCCGTTGGATTAGCTGATGTAGAAAAACCTGATGTTGATTTCGAAGCTCTAATTGTTCTAGCACTTGATGCTCCTGCATTCCAAGTAAAAGTTTCTCCATCTCTAATGGTTGCAACCAATACTTCTCCAAAATTATCAAGACTCCAGTTTCCTGGATCTAGAACTACAGAACTTGTAGATCTTTCTGTGCCCCATGTTTCAGCTCCCCATGTTAACGTACCCCAACCATAACCAGTTGTTTGATTAGTTGGTCCTACCGTAACATAAGGATTGACTGTTGCAGCTCCAGCTGCAGACATACCAGATCCTCCTTCAGCACGTGAAGCTTGAATAGTAAAACTATCTGTAGCCGCTGTTAAAATTTCATAAGATTGTTCTAATTCTGCTGCAGTAAAATCAGATGCACCTGTAACAGTAACAGAGGATAACGTAATATATCTTCCCGCAAGTAAACCATGAGAACCTTTGTGAATAGTTACTGTTGTTGATGAAGTGGTTGTAGAAATAGTACATCCTGTTATCGCTGTGTCTAATGGAGAGATGTCAAAAAACTGTTCACCATAATATAAAAATAAACCTTGTGATGTTCCAATTGCTGCATACCTTTCACCAGCAAGTGATGTCCAAGTGTGCTGTGCACGAGCTGCTCCTGGTAGAGTCTCTCCTGCAATACTTAATTGATTCCATCCACCTATTTTTTCAGGTAAACCATATCTAAATCTAACAAAATCACCATCAACCCATTGAGATTCGGCTCCCGAATCTGTAACCATTTTATTGAAACCAGGCTTGAAATTTAATTTTTGTAGCATATAGTGCTTTATATATTAGTTTTATACATAATGAAAGTCGGAAAAAAGACAAAATATATATGGATATAAAAGACAAAATAATAGTAAAAGATAATTTTTTTAAATCAGAAACTCTAGAAAAAATACAGAATCAACTGTCAGCTATTAATTTTACTAACAGATTTAACGATCAAAAAAATACCATATATCAAAAAATATACTTTTATCAAAATATAGATAAGGATCATTTTGCCTTAAAAGAAATGCATGACAATTTGAAAACATATGATCTTAAATACAATCCAGATAAAACTGAATCTTCATATTTTTTAAGTACAAAACACAAAGACCCAACTCCTCACAATGATGATAATTATTTTAATTGTTTAATATATTTAAAAGGGGAACATCTTGTTAATAGTGGAACAGGGTTTTATGATGTTGTTCCTTCAAATAGAGCTGTAATAAATACACATGTTGGATTTAAAGAAAACAGGGCTATAATTTTTGATGCAAAGTTGTATCATGCTTCTTTACAATTTAGTGAGAATACTGCAACGAGATACGCAATGGCTAATTTTTGTTATGAGTAAACCAAATTTATATTTTGTATATGGAGGTCTAGGTAAACAAATTGCATTTACTGCAATAATCAATGGTTTATACGAACAAGAAAAAAATAAGATTTGTATAGGAAGTTCTTTATACCCAGTATTTAAATATCACCCAAAAGTAGTAAGACAATTTTTATATGACAATAGTTTTTTAACAGATACCTCTCATTATCATTATAAAAAATATAAAAATATTATTTGTGGAGAACCTTACAATAGTAATTTTTTAAAAGGAGATACACATTTAATAGATTCGTTTGCAGAACTGTATGGTGTTAAAGAATATAAAAAAGAACCTGATTTATATATTAATGAACAGTTAGAAAAAAAATTAAAATCAGAAATTATAAAATTAAATAAATTTATAATTGTTCAATTTCAAGGAGGAGAAAGTAATATTAAAGAAATAAATAGAGGATATAATTATGGTCAAGAGGTTGTAGATATTTTAAAAAACAAATACCCTTTTATGAATATTTTAAATTATAGATTAGAGCACCAACCTAAAATTGTTGGTTGTTTAGAAATGCCCCAAGAAAATTATGAATCTTTTATGGTATATGCTAAATACTGTTCTGCTTTTATATCCATAGATAGCTCTTTAATGCATATGTGTTCCAATAGACATTTTAATAAAAAAGGTGTATGTCTTTGGGGAGTTTCATCTCCAAAAATGTTTGGATATGAAAAAAATATAAACATAAGATCGGACTACCCAGATTCTTCTGAGATAGATCCAAAATTAATTGTAGAAAATATAGAGAGGATACTTGATGGAGAATAAAGAAAAAACACACAGCATAGAAAATTTTATTGGAATATATGATAATTACATATCAAAAGATGAATGCAATAAAGCAATAGAAGTGTTTGAAAATCAAGATAAATTTAATAAAACACTAGATAGAATTCAGTTTGAAGATTCTCCTATTTTAGTTAAACAAGATAAACAATATTTTGCAGGTCCACAAAATATAAAAGTTTGGTGGCAAAATTTAAAAAGTTTAATAATTAATTTTGACGTAGCTTTTAAACATTATGCTAAACATACTGGAGCATCAGACTGTTATCCTGATTTTCATTTTACAGAATTAAAAATACAAAAAACACTAAAAACTGAAGGTTATCATACTTGGCATATTGAACATGGAAAAGGCTGGGGTATGGAACCAAGAAGTTTTGTTTTTTCTGTATATTTAAATGATGTAGAAGAAGGTGGAGAAACAGAGTTTTTACATTTTTCTAAAAGAGTAAAACCTAAAACAGGTAGAATAGTTATTTGGCCTGCAGGTTTTCCATATGTTCACAGAGGTAATCCACCTATATCTGGTGAAAAATATCTTTTGACTTCTTGGCTTAATGTGAGGGCTACGTAATTAACTTGAAGAATAAGAAGTAGGTCTGGGGCCTTTTTCAGACTCATCTCTATCATCATTATCCCAATTACTTTGTAAAAAAGCTAAATGAGCTGCGTCCCATTTGTTTGTAAACTCTGAAAAAGATAATCCTGTGCTTTCCCAAGATGTGTGTGGAGTTCCATCTCTATGCTCCACTTCATCTGAAGCAGGTGAAGTTCCGTATTGAATAGCCCAAAAATTTTGGTAGTCCGCTCTAGACCAAAAAGCATTATCATCAATAACATATTGACCTGCATCAGCACCACTTTGTTTGATGATTGTCTTGTCTTCAAATACTACTGTCCATGTTGCGTTCGTTGCCATTTTTTCTCCTACGTTTTAATAATATAAATTACTGCTAAATATGGTTGCAAAACTGAAGTTGAATCACCAACAAAGTTAGCACTCATATTATGCGAGTGACCACTACCTGAACCAGCGTTTATCGTTGCTAGTTTTTGAGGGTTGGTTTGCCCTGAATTTCCTGGCTGTGCATATTGATCACATGCCCATTGAAGTGGATAGTTAGGAACACCAATTGGTGATCCACCTCTAAATCTAGCATCATGATCGTGTGATGCAAGTTGTGATTCTGATAAAGTTGCATTTGCAGTTGATCCTGCTACGTTTCCAGTAGACTGAACTGTGTTTGCTCCACCAGTTGAACCTAAGCTTTTATTGTTTGATTTTCCAACTGCTACGTTATCTTGTAAGTCAGGTAATTTAAAAGTAGATGAACCATCTCCAGCTCCATAAGTTGTACCTATAATAGCAAATAATGCAGAGTAAGTTGATCTTGAAACTAATGCACCATTACATTCTAAGAAACCTGTTGGCACTGAAGAAGAAGACCATGGCACAATAGTTGCCGTAGGGATTCCTTCGATACCTGTAAGGTTTGCTCCTGAAAAATCGTATTTTGTTGCTTCGTAATTTGCCATATTATTTCTCCGTGTAAGTCCATCCTGTTGTAGCGTCACCTGAATATACTAATCCAAATGCTGCACCTTGTGTATTAACCACAAGATCCGCTGCTGAATTAGCTATATTAGATCCTGCTCTTCCAACTGTCAATGCGTTAGAATTGAAATCATAACCTTGATCTACAAAATGCACTTCATCTCCTGTAGCAGGTGATGCTGGAAGTGTGATTGTCACTGCTCCACTATTTGTATTTACTAAAAGTTTAGCACCAGCTTGGACTGTTTCTGCTGCTGATACTGCTCTCCAGTTTCTTTGTTCAGATAGTTTTACAACGTTTGTACCATCAGAATATAATACGTAATTATTTCCTTCACATAAAAGAACACCTGTTCCTGATGTAGTTTTAAAAGTTAAAGTGTTTCCTGCATGGTCACATGCATTTTGAACGTTGTAAACTTTTTCAATTGAATCTGGAATTGTAACATTTAAATTTCCTGCTAGCGTACCTGTTAATTTAATAACATCATTTTTACCATTTGATAAAGCACCATTTGTAAAAGTAAGTGCTCTACTAGCATTTGTTACGTTGAAAGTTGTAAAACCACCAATCGCTTGTTCTAGGATTAGTAGGTTAGTATTTGTAATTTGTCCCCAAGTTCCTGAGTTTTCACCAGTTGCTTGTACAGTTAATTTTAAATTAGCTGATGTTGAATTTGCCATAATTTAAATTCCTTATTCACGTTAATTTACTAAAAAATTGAGTTTGTGTCAAACTCATTATGCAGCTACTTCTCTCCATCCTGGAGGCGTAATAGGCGCTGAACCTGTATTTACTTCGTTCCAGATTAAAGCACTACCAGAACCTTGAGTCATAGTCAAGGCATTTCCTGTAACTTGTACATCTACATGAATTACAGCAGTAACAGAGGCTACTCTTGCAAGACCTGAAAGACCTGTAACATCTACTTCTTGTGCTGGAACTGCTACAACAGTTCCTAAGTTTGCAGACATTGCAATGCCTGTTACATCTTGTGGTACATCACCTTGAAATCCTAATTGGCCAGTTGACATAGTAGCTAACTGACTTAATAAATTTGCATCAGGTGCAGGGTCTGCTTGACCTAAAGTTGCGTTAGCAACATTTAAAGTATTAAGAGTTAACGTGGCTGTTCCTGTAGACGCTAAAGTTCCTTTAGCTGCAGTCATCGCTATGCCTGTAGGAGTTGCAGTTGCAAACTGACCTTCAACGCCCCATGCATTTACATTCCAACCTTGTCTACCCCAACCTTGTTGGTTAAATGCATCTAGTGATCCTAGACCCATTATAGCATGATTAGTGCTAGCTAATGCATCAGGACTAGCATCTGCTGTGCCTAAAGCACCTGTCATCGCTACTCCAGTTGGAAATACTTTTGATTGAATATCAATAGATGTGCTTCCAAGAGCACCAGTTATCGTTTGACCATTGTTTGTAGAATTTGTTGCAGTGACATCAATTTGAACGGCGATAGTTCCTACATTAAAAGATGCAGAAACACCTGTAGGAAGAGCTGTTCCAAACTCACCCCACGCATTAATACCCCATTCAAGACGACCCCAACCTGTATTTATTTCACCAGATACTTCAGTAGGTGTTCCAAGAGCACCTGTAAGAGTAATACCCGTTAAAGTAAAAGTAGGGTTAGCTGAATCGTTCCATTGGTTTTGGCCCCAATGGCCTGTATTCCAAGTTCCTGATGCCATAGGATTTTAACTCCTATGAATTAACCAGAGATTCTTAAAATCGCTGCTGTTGATGTAGGCGCTGGAAACTGAATTGTGAAAACACCTGCTGTCGCTGTTTTATCTGCTCCAAAATCTAAAGCTGCAACAGCTGCATTAGTTGCAGTTGCTGAAGTATTATAGATTAAAGCTCCTCTAGCAGTCAACGTTACACCAGTAAAAGATCTGTCTGCAAAGTCAACTCTTGCGACACCGGCTGTAATAGAAGTTCCACTATTAACAAGTGCACCGCCACCAGAAGTGTACTGACCTGTGTTAGGAACTTGGTTTCCAGTTGTAAAAGATGTTGTTGCTGAGTTTAGAGTAGCTGAAGAAGTATAAAGAGCGATTTTAAACTTGTCTCCACCAGATGATTTAAAATTGTGTTCACCTTCTAAAAGTTCTTTTTTGAAGCTGTTCGCAATTGCCTGTGTAATAGCCATAGTTGTTTATCTCCTTATATTTATTTACCACCGATACGAGGAACACCAGATTGATATTCATCGCGTCTTCGTCTTCCCATTTGTTCTATCGAGAAGCCTTCTACCACTTGTTTATACTTTCCTTCGTATAATTGCAAGAGATCATTTGGCCCTTTCAAGAATGAAAATGCTTCAACTAAGCATGCATACAGTAAGCCATTGGGAAAATTCTGACTAATGTATGTTTCCGTATTTGTACTCGATAATGTCTCTGGTTTCAAGATATAATTTAACTGAATAGTGTAAGTGGCATTTGGTGTTGGGGCCAATACTATTGTGTCTTGATCCCACCAGCTATAATATTTTGGAACACCTTGAGCATTTGTAGGGTTGAATTCAGACATAAAACTTGAATCTCTCCATTGTAAAAATTCTCTGTTATCAGCAGCACCCACGCCGTCAGAATCTACTATTTGAGCTGATCTAATTATTAATGTATCAGCAGGTGTATCAATAAATCTTGTACCGGCTATTACCTGAGCTGATACATATTTTTTATTTGCATCAACATCAACATCTCTCATTATTCTTAATTCTGCATCTCTTATAATATCATTAACAATAGAATCAGTTAAAACAGTATTGGATACTTCTGTGTAATCTCTAATTTTTTGTACTAGTTCAGCGTATGTCATGATATTGTTACTGTAACCTCTCCTAAATCAGCTTGTGCTTGTCTAGCTGTATTTATAGCTGTTCCATTTTCAGGAACCATGCTATTTGTATTTGTACTAAAAGAAAATGGTGCTGGCAATGTTAAATTTACAGCAATACCTCCACCACCTCCAGATGCAACTGTAAAAGTTTGTGGTCTTGCATTTCTTAAACCTTGTCCATCTGCAGTAGTTGGTTTTGGTTCTAGTTGTGGATGTTTTGCTTCAAACTCTGATACATGAACTCTTGATCCATTCCATTCAATGACCATTTCAGAATATGGAAATGCTAAACCAGAACGGTCAGATATAAATTGTGCGTATTTTCCTTTTGCTAAATTAGACATTTGGGTAATAAGTTTTTGGTGTTATAAATGAACTTGAAGGTGAACCATCTTCTTCTAATGCTCTTTTTAATTCATCTTCGTAAAGTAATTTTAATTGTTGAACAAGTTGTGGATTAAATTTTTGTGATAAATAGTATGCAAGTCCAGCTACCATACAAGGCACAAATCTATATGGCACATCTGCTTCATTAGTATAAGCTCCTGCATCTTGAATTCTTTTTACATAATAATAATTAAGTTTGTTTCCAGCTTCAGAAGAACCAGGAGTTAAGTATAAAGTAATAGTTACCTTATCAATAAACCTTTGAACAAAATATTGTGTAGGAGTTCCTGTATTTGTTTTGTTAGAAAGACCTTGATATGCAGATCTATTTATTTTTGTTAGTGGAAAATCAGTATTATCAGAATTTCTATAAACTGCTTCTAATACATCATCAACACCATACACTGCTGTTGCATCTGAGGTTCCATCAGTTGTTGATCTAAACATTGTGTATTCTGCTTTTCCTGCAACTAAAGTAATATCATTGTTTGCAACTTCCCAGAAATGCAAACCTCTATTAGCCCATTCTTGAAACATTATATTTAAAGAACGTCTAGCTGTTTTTATGTCATTACCTGAATAGTCAAATCTACCAATTCTTTCATAACCTTCAGTTATAATATCATCGATAGAAAAATTTTTTTCAAATACTGTAGTTCCAGAAGTAGCCATTAAGTATTACTTCCTCCACTATGAAAGACTGTACAACTTGTTATTTGTTCTGTTGTAAATCCTACGTGAACATCACTTTTAAATAATATTCCATCACCTGGTACATCTACTTGGTAAGAATCTGCAACAGCAGGGCTTTTAATTTTTATTTTAATAGTTCCCGCTGCTCCACCATCTCTAACAACTAAATCTCCAGATGTCGCTGTATTTGTAAAATATATTCCGTAAACTCTAGTTCTACCACTTTGAATAGTAGTAGCCTCAGCTTCTGTAAATGTGCTGACTACATCAACCATAATTTAACTCCTTATCCTGCTGATAAGCCCGGACCCGAATACTTATCTGTTAATAAAGTATATGCTGAAACATTTGTTTTAGTTTTACAAAAAATTCCTTTTGGAAATAAAATTCCATCTTCAGGAAAAGATATATTAATTACATCTCCCTCAGGAACATCAAGAATAAGTAATGTTGTTCCAGTGTTAGAAGTAGTTGTAAGTTCTAAAACGCCTGCACCACTACCATCAGAAGCAACTATAATTCCTCTTAGTCTGATAGGTTGTGCAACAATTGCAGAAGCACCTGCTGCTGCAGTAGATCTCGTAGCTTGTATGTCACCTTTTGATGCCATTTATTTTTCTCCTTAAATTTATGTGGGCCCAAAGGCCCACACTAAATTGTTATTATGCTAGGTCTAATGTTTCTGTAAAAGTAAATCCAACAAAGGTTACTGTTATAGAAGCTGCTGATAAACCTGGATCAGCCATTGTCACTCTGATTTCATCAGGTGTTAATGGAATTCCTGCAGTAGTTCCTGAACCACCAGATCCTACACCTGCAACACCGTTGCAAGCAAAGATTTGAGAAGTAACTGCACTTGTTGCAAGAACTGCACCATCTACATATGCGTTAGGGTCACCAGCTGTTCCAACATCTGTAATATTCCCACCTGATGTTGTGATTTGATTATTTCTAATCACACAAAACATTGGAATAAAGTTTGCTGGAAAACCAATAGCCGCTTCATCACCTGTAGTAGCACCGTTAGCAACTGTTACAGTTGCTTGGTAAGTTTTCATAACTACACCAGTTGTTGCAATACTGTTAAGAAGTAAAGCACCTGCTTCTTTTGAAGCATCAGCTGTTACTGAGTTACCACCTGTTGCAGAATGTAAATCTGCATGTTTAGTAACTACACCAGTTGTGCTATTTTTAGTTACTGATTCAAAACCATTCTCCGATCGGACTGGTCCTGTAAACGTAGTATTTGCCATAATTATATCCTCCTAATTTCCGAACATAGTCTTTAGGCCGTCGACTATACGCGTCTATGCTCTG